AAGTCGCTCAATGAGTTTCTCTTTAGCGACACCCAGCTGACCTACATCACCCAGCGGATCTCGCTGCTGTCTGGCCACCTGCTAAAGGGGCCGCAGCGCATTGCTTTGCGTCGGGCATCTAGTACAGAAGAGGCAGATCTGTTGCTAATGACCAACACTAACGACGGCAGCATGGCGGTCTTCTCCATCATGCGCAGCCAGCAGATTACATCGCCGTCCGAGTACACCACCGACGGTGAATTTATCGACGTTGGCGTGGACATCACGCAGATCTATGTGGTGACCAAGCGCGTGTTTAATAGCACAACCAGGTATTTTATTGAGCGTTTCCAAGATGATCTGTATACCGATTGCGCATTTATTGGTGGCGCTGCAGCCAGCGCATCTAGTCTGCCGCATGTTGGTAAGGCGCTTAATGTCATTACTGATGGCGTGCCGCAGAGTAACGAGACTGTCAGCGGTGGCGGCGCTGTGACGTTTGACCGCGAGAGCACGACAAGCTACGAGGTTGGACTGCCTATTACTGTGTATGCCAAGACAATGCCCGTTGAGATCAAACTGCAGACCGGCAGCCGAATATCGTTTAAGAAGCGCATCGTTGAGATCAGCGCGGTGCTAGAGGAAACGCAAAACCTGGTGATTAACAACCAGCCGGTGGCATTTAGGTTGCTGGACAATCCGCTGCTGGATGATCCAGAACCGATCTATACCGGCATCAAGCGGGTCAATGGTGTGCTGGGTTACAGCCGCGAGCAGTCGATCGAAGTGTCGCAGAATCTGCCGCTAAAGATGAACTTGCTCGGCCTTGACTATCGCGTGGCCGTTTACTCAGGAACTTAAAAATGGCACAGCCTGGACAATATGTAAGTGCTCTGAATCCTGCTAACACAGGCCGGACTGTCGTTAGGGAAGAATTACTCGGTCAGGCCGGTGGTGGAGCCCCGGCAACTGGCGGTAATTATGGTGGGGCGATAGTTGCAGGCGCTGGCCTTATTGCATCTTATGCTGCTTCGCAGGCGCAGCTGGCGGCTGGTATCCAACAGCAGACAGGCTACCTGCTGCAAGCACGCGACAACCTGGCAGTGGCAGAGATTCGTGCAGAGATGTCGGATCAGTATGCGCAGATCCAAGCTGGCCGGATGTTGAAGAAGGCAGAGGTTGAGGCACGCAACTATCAGATCGCTGGCAACACTTTGCTAAAGAATTTGCGAGCTGCTAATGCCACAGCCAGAGCCCGAGCTGCTGCGTCTGGTGTCGCATTTGGCGAAGGCAGCGCAGCTGCAATCCAGCGCGAGAATGTGCAGGCGACCATGTTTGATGTTGGCATTGCTGATCTGAACGCGCTGACAGCTCAAGTGCTCGGGTTTGAAGATGCGTCTGCGATGATTCAATCGACTGACTATCAGAACTTCCTGAACGTGTTTGCGGCACAGCGCCAAGCTGGTCAATTTACTCAGGCTGGCAAAGCTGCGCGTCAGCAGGCTGGCTTGTTGGCTGGTGCTACATTGACCCGTGGTGCAGTTGATTTTGCCCAAACTGCGTATAAAGGATAAGGCAACGACATGGCAACCAGAATTGAATCCGGTCGAATCCAAATAGATGCACCAGGCGGCGTGCCGATGGATCGCGTTGTGCCACCACAGGTTGATTTTATGCCTGCCGCCAGAGAAACGGCTAGGGTCGAAGCCACAAGGGCTGACATTTATGACCGCATGTCAGCGAGCGTTTTTAACGTGGCTAAAGGCATGGTAAAAAAAGAGGCTTTGCAATTTGCCGCAGAAAATCAATTTACGCCAGAGCAAATTGAATTAGCAAAAAACGGAATGCCAAGCGCTATACCAGGTTTGGGCAGAATGTCTGCAGACTTTACGGTATTTGGTGAAGCGCTTGCGGAGGCTCAGTCACTCAAACTGGCTGCGGCTTTTGAGCAAACCGGTTTAAACGACTTAGTCAAAATTCAAGACGATGTAAAAAACGGAGTTATTACAGCAGAGCAAGCGCAGCAAAAAATTGCCAACATCAACAAAGGGCTTACCAATTCTTTGGCCAAGGTAGATGGCAGTGCCGCAATCAAGTTTAACGCGACATTCTCTGTGCATGGCAATGCTGTATTAAAGTCAGCTTATGAAGCTGAGGCAAAACGCTCAAAAGAATTAAACACAATCAAGCTGTATGACACTGTTGCAAATTACGAAAAGCAATTAGAGACAGTGCTAACTCAGACGGAATACCAAACTGGCATTGATTCATTTGGTAGAACCGTGGCGTTTAATCCCGTGATTGAAATGATGCGCCAAAATTTGGATCAGCAGACGCTTGCGTTTGGTGACGCATCAATCCGCAGGGAAATTATGGAGCGGTGGGATAAGAAAGTTACAGAGGCAAAAATTGAAACAGTAGCCACTTATGTCATTTCTGACAAAGCGCTAATGAATGATCCGATCGGAACTAGAGAAAAGATCAAGAGCGGTCAGCTCAATAAGATGAGCGGCGTAATGAAGGACTTGTTGGCCAACAACCGCGAAGCCGTCGTCAAAATTCTTAACGTATTTGACAAGCAATCTGTTGATGAGGCAGCGGAAATTGCTCGGCAAAAAGATGTTCAGAAAAAAGCCAATAACCAAAAATTAGTTGAGAAGTACGCTGAATGGAGAAGAACAACAGACCCTAGACGCAAGAGGCAGTTGGAAGCGGAAATGATTCCGCTTGCTGATACTTTGGCAGAGATTGATAAGATTATTGATGTTGACAAAGGCAAAGGAAAAGGCGACGCGCTTTTGAAATCAAGACTAAAAGACAAGATTGCAAGCGGCGAAATCACCAGCGTATATCAATTGCATCCTTACTTTGAGCGCGGCCAGATCAACTCCGAACAATTGGATTCGCTGCAGTCATTTATATACACTGCTGGAAAACCAGACATCATGGCAGCCACGCAAAAGCTGCGTCGCTATGCTGGTGTGGGCGATACGACAAGCAACACATTTGACCCAAAGGCTGCTGAGTTTATTAAGTATGACAAACTTGAGACTCGGTATGAGGCTCTTGTGACCCAAGAGCGTGATCGCCAAAATACGCTGCCACCAAACAAACGCACCGGCATTGACTACGGCTCTATTGCTGACCAGGTAATAAAAGACTTCAAAGCAACTGATGTTGTCACTGATCGCAAAAATGAGGCAAAGGCGAAACTTGACAAAATATCTCAGCGCATCAAAAAGGATTTTGGTCGGACTATTGAGATTACATCAAAGACAAGCGTTGAAGATTTGAAAAAGTTGAAGGGCAAGAAGGAAGGCGATATTCTTTTTGATAGTCCTCTCTTTACCAAAGATGAATTGGATCGCATTCAAAAGCAGATCGACATCCTGAAAGAATGACATGCGCTCACTGATTGAACAGGAATATCTCGACGACCTGTTGGCAGCAAAGTATCCAGCAGAGTCTCTTGACGGTATGCAGCTGGCTGCTGCCGATACCGGCCGTCTGCCGGAGGTTGTGGTTACTGGTGAGTCAGAGCCGTCGCTTGATGGCGTTCAGCTGGCCGCTGGCCCGAGCAAGACGCGCACAGATGCGCCTGCTGGTCTGCCTAAAGCGCCGACCACGCCTGAACAGGCTGCGGAGATGATGCGCAATATGCCGCTGGCAACGCAATCAGAAATGATCATGCGCAGGATTGCAGAAGATCAGAAGGCTGGCGTTGTGGGCTCTGTTATTCCAAAAGATATGACCCTGCGTGAGAAGCTGGCTGCTGGTATGCAGCAGATGCTGATTGACAACACCGGCATGGACAATGTCCGCGCACGCAGGCTGGCGCAAACCATGTTTGGCGGCGAGAGCTCTGGCGCACCGCTTGGTATTGGCTTGGTTGATGTTACTCCATTTGTCATCCCACTTGCCGCGCAGGAAGCAGGTATTTCTGCTGGTGAGGCAAGAGAGGCTGCGCAGGCGGGCGAGTATGGCAAGGCCGCATTGAGCTACGGAACTGGCGTGCTGCAGGGATTGGATGTTGTGCCTGGCGTTGCGCTTGCCGCAAAAGGTGGCAAGGCTTTGGGTGAGGCGCTGGCACCGGTTGCCGGCGAGATGGTTGAAGGCTACATGCGGAAAACTGGCGGGCTTATGGATGTCGCGCCGCCAGGCTCGGCAGCTGGCAATGTTCCTGCGCTTACTAGATCTGAGCGCACCGTAGTAACCAACGCGGCTGGACGTAAGCCCGCATTAAGGAAGGCTGCCACCAAAGCCGTCGAGGACATGCACGCCAACTACCCAGAGGCAGATGGGTGGGTTCCTATCGAGGCATCCAAGATTGATTTCAAGGAATCAAAGTCTGGCGGCACGATCGCCGAGGTCGAGGCGGCAAAGATTCCTTACGATTTCCATACGCCGCCTGAAGGCGTGCCAAAAGATCTTTGGCAATCTACTCTTGCCTCAAGGCTTTTTGATGAAGTGCAGGACATTGTTAACCGAGCCCAAGCTGGTGATCAGGCCGCTATTGACATTCTTTCGCAGGCAAGCTGGTATCGCTCAATGCGTGACAGATTGCGTGCTGAGTTTGGAGGGATTGGCGATGCGTTTGCTGACGTGCTTGGAACTACATCGGCGCAAACTGGCGTCGAGCAAAACTTTGATAATGCTATTGAGATTCTAAGAAGGTTCTCGCGTGGTGAGTATGACGCCGAGCTTCGTGCTTACGAAGACAGGTTGAAGTCTGGTTTGCCAGTAGACGCAAAAACACTGACTCAGCTTTTCAAAAAAGGAGAATTCCCACTCATCACAAAAGCGAGCGGTCAGCTATTCAACGCAAACAGCCCTTCTTCTATGGGCGCGTTGCTCGATATGTTCCGCGCTGTCAAAGCTGGTGACTCGCCAAAGACGCCAAACTTTACAGGCAATCTAATTGGCCTAACTAATGAGGCAACGATTGATGTGTGGGCAGCGCGAATGCTTCGCCGTTTGGCAGATCTGCCGCGTATTCCGCCGCCAGCAGAAAAGGGTGTGGCAGGCAAACACTTGGTTGGATCTAGTTTGTACGATCCGAAAGTTGGCAGTGAGTTTGGATTTGGTCAGGATGTTTTCCGCGAAGCAGCTGAAGAGATCAATAATAGCGGAATTATTAAAGGGGTCGCGCCACAGATTGGTGATCTAGGCCCGGATGACTTGCAAGCTGTTGCCTGGTTCATTGAAAAAGAGAAATGGACAAACAACGGCTGGACGAGCAAAGCCGGCGAAGGTGGCTCTCTTGATTTTGAGATGTCGCTTGCTGGCGCTGCTGATCCACAAATCATCAAAGATTTGCGCCGTGACATAAACACTGGATTTAAGCCGCCAGTACAACGCAAAACAGAAACCGATCAGCAGTACGCTGACCGCGTACAGGAAGCAAAAGCAGTGTTTGAAAACGACAAGCAAGCAAAGCGACAGCAGCTGTCTGCTATGCAATCCGATGTTGATCGATACACACTTGGCGTATCTGGTGAGCGACCAAATCGCCCGATGAGTAACTATGCACAAGCAGAGCTTGCGGCAGAGTTTGATGATGTTGTTCGCGCCGACCCTAGCGTCGTGACTTACAACCTGTCGAATACCTATGGTTCATTCATGGCGCAAACAGAGCGTGCTCTTAACGCTGAGTTTGTCACGCGACAGAACTTTAATCCGGCTTCGCTAGAGCGCAGACTAGTTGAGCAAGGCAAAGCATATGACCAAGACGCGGTGTTTATCTCCAAGGTCTTGCAAAACGGTACCGCTCCCAATGCTAGACCGGGCGTCGAGATTTACTTTAAGCAAAAGGTAACGCCGGAGCAGATGGAGAAGGTAACCGCAAAGCTCCGAGAGTATGGAGTGGACGGTTTCACCTATGTCACCGACATGCGATTTAGCGATCGCATCAACGTACAAGCGCGAGCTGGCGGCGCAGATATTGCCGGGTTGAATGGTGTCCGATTCCAGTACATCCCCGAATTTGATGATGCCTACAACGCGGCAAACCGTGCGCAAATAATGTCAGAAAAACAACGGCTTTTCGATCAAGTTGTGACTGATATAATTGGTGATGGCAACGTGTCTGACGCCAGGTTGGTGTGGTACGACACCAACGTATTTTTCAGGAGTGACTACGATGCTTACCTTGGAAGAAATGCTGAAGGAGCGCGAAACGCGCCTGGGCAAGGATCACCCGGCGGTGCAAATGCTTCGCAACCAAATCGAAGCGGAAAGATCCGGCAAGGGGTTTCAGGAACTGTATCTGACCGGCGCGGTCGGCAAGCGGGAATCCTCTCAGGTGAAGAAGTAACCAGGAGCCGTCCAGCTCCAAAGACAGGAGCTGAATAATGGCCATTGACCCGTTAAGCAAGCGCTTAGACCAGATGGTCAACAGCTCGCGGCCATTAGACCAGACATCCCAAGAAGCGGCATCAACATCGGTTGAGCCGGTTGGTGAGTTTGAGTCTGTCCAGGTTGCTGGCCTTGGCAGCCTTGGTTCTGTTTTAAAAGAAGCAATAAAAGGCGGCAAAGCTGTGCGCGGCAAAAAGCAAATGGATATGCTTGATGCCATGAAAGCAGCACCAGAGCAGCCGCCTGCAGCAGCTGTTGTAGAGCCAGCAGCTCCAGCAGCTCCGGCTCCGGCTGCGCCAAAGCCTGCCGCACCAAAACAAGCTGCGCCAAAGCCTGCGGTCAAAATGCCAAAGGCTGCGCTTGAGCCGCCTTCTCCAGCCAAACTTGAGGCCGATGCTGCAGCTGCAGCTGGCACTGGTAAGCCACCAGAGGTGCCGTTTAACCTTGACCTATACGACGATCAGAGCGTTGCTCAATACACTGAAGCGGTATTGAAAAACGCCAACATTGATTATCAGCGCATCACCTTTGCAGAGATTGAGGACAGGGTTGCGCGTGAAGGTATGGGGCCGGAATACACCGCTCAGATCCGCGCTATTGCTGACCGCTATGGCGAGCTGCCATTTGAGGTGCGACGCGCTTCTCTTGCATTTCCGCTGCATGTTAGAGAGCTCAACACGGTTACCGAATTGCTGCTAAAAAACCCAGCAGACAAAGATCTTCAGCGCAAGTTTCTTGAGCAGTGGGCGGTGACTGTACACGTTGGCCAGGCTGCCAAAGATATTCAGGTCGCACCAGCGCAGGCGCTTGCAATACTGAATCAAAGCCGGACAAGTATTTCAGCCACAGACATGGGATCAATCAAGGCTTTGCTTGATGACCCGAGTATTGATGAAAACATTCGGCAGGCTGCCGAGGGTATCAATACTTTGATCGACAATTCAGCCAAAGCAAAGCTGATTGAAAAGCTGTCAAGGGTTGGCTTTGTTAAAGACCTGTGGCTATCGACTTGGGTAAACGGCCTACTGTCTTGGACTGCGACCCCGGTTGTAAACATGATCAGTAATAGCTCATTTGCGCTGCTGCAGCCAATTACTCGCTTTACGGCTGGCGCTATTGGTGGTGCGCGGCAGATATTGCCTGGTGCTAATCCTGATCGCGTATTTATGGGTGAGGCATTTGCCGGGTTTGCTGGCTACGTTCAGAGCAGCAAGGACGCAATGCGTCTCGGATGGGAAGCGTTCAAGACAGGCAAAACACTTGACGAGCGGTTGGGTGCTGCGGCAGCAACAAAGCTAGAAACTCGCGGCGGCGCAGCTGGTCTGGATGCTGCCGAATATGGGTTTGAGGGCAAACTTGCCGCTGGCTTGAGCTTGTGGTCAAAGTTTGTATCGGTGCCTGGTCGAGTCATTCAATCCCAGGATGAAGCATTCAAAGCGCTTGCCTACAAGTTTGAGGTAAATGCCCAGGCTTACCGCGATGCGGTGCGCTATGAGAATCAATTGTTGACGGATGGGGTTGATGAAGCCACGGCAAGCAGCATGGCTACCCAGCGCATCATTGACAACATGAACAACCCGCCAGATTTTATTGACGCTGCGGGAGAAGACTTTGCCAAGATGCTGACGTTTACTCGGGATCTCGACGGGTTTGCTGCAAAGGTGCAAGAGGTATCAAACGTCAATGTGCTCACTAAGACCACGATGCCATTTGTGCGCACGCCAACCTGGTTGACTTCTGAGGGTTTGCAGCACAGCTGGTTTGCACCGCTTTCGTCGCAGTGGCGTAAAGACATGGCTGCTGGTGGCGCACAGCGTGATCTGGCGCTTGCCAAGTTTGGACTTGGCAGTACCGCAATGGTGGCGATGACTTCACTTGCTGTTGACGGTCGAATCACTGGCGGCGGCCCTGGCAACTCAGAGCTGCGCAAAGTGTATATGCGCGATGGCTGGCGGCCTTATTCGTTCGTGTTAAACGAGGGCGAATGGGATGATGAATTCAAGAAGTATCTTGACGGCATCCCGAACATGGATCCATCAATTGGCAAGAATGGCAAGCTGTACATCAGTATGCGCGGGTTTGATCCGATTGCCGCGCCATTTGCTATGGCTGCCGATTACGTTGAATATGCTCGATACGAAGACGATCAAGACATGATCGCCCAGGTTGGGCTAGGTGGTCTGTTTGGTCTGTACCAATACATCGGGCAGTCGCCGTTTATGCAGACGCTTGGCGGCATGGTTAGCACGCTTGGAAACAGTGTGCCAAATGCAAAGCAGGTAATGAAAGATGTTGTTAACCAGATTAACGCAAACGTGGCAGGCTATGTTATTGGCGGCTCTCCAGTGGGTGCGTGGAGCTCATTCCAGGCTGGCATTGAGCGATACATTGACGGCAGCAGGAAAGACATTACTGCGCCGCCAGACATGCCAACCGGCGTTAAGGGCTGGTATGAGGGTTATCTGCGCTGGCGCTCACGCACGCCTGGCTTATCCGGCAGCCTGCCAGATCGCTTGAACCGCTGGGCAGAGGTTGAGCCAGAGCTCGACCCAGCTCGGCCTTGGCTAGGGTTTACTGGCATTCGCACTTCTGAATCAAAGATGCAGGAAGTGGATCGCATGTTGATCTCGCTTGGTATGCCGTTGGGGATGCCACCAAGAACAATTAGCCAAACGAATAACCAGGGCGTGGGAGCCTCCATAAAACTTGACACAAATGAATATAACGAGTTGCTGCGGATATATGCCCAGGACGTACAAATGAACGGGATGACCGTTCAGCAGGCGCTTGTGGCTAGGGCAAAAGAGCCGGACTTCGCAAGGCTTGATAAGTATTACCAGCAGCAAACTATCAAGTTGCTTGACGATAAGTTTATGGAGCAGGCAAGGCAAACTCTGCTGCAAAATAGTTTGTACAGCGATGCGATTCAAGAGCGCCTGGAAATCGAGCAAGAGCGAAAACAGTTGCGCGGTTCGTATAAGCAGTGAGTACAATTATCAACTGAAAGGAAATAAATCATGGGCGTGCCAATTAACAATGTGACAAGGCGGGTGGTCTATGCCGCAAGCGGCACTGGCCCGTATAACTTTACCTTTGAGATCCTGGCAGCAGGCGACATCGCGGTCTACAAGGATGACGCGCTGCTGACCCTGACCACAGATTACTCGGTCACGATCAACAGTAACGGCACCGGCTTTGTGACGCTGACGGCGACACCCACGGGTGCGACTCAGATCGCCATCGTCGGCAACCGGACGATCTCGCGCACCACAGACTTTGTGACCGGCGGTGACTTCTTCGCCAACACGCTGAACGATGAGCTGGATCAGCAGACCATCTTCAACCAGCAGAACTCTGAAGGCTTAAGCCGCGCTCTGCAGGCACCGCAGACTGATCCGACCAGCATTAACATGACCCTGCCGCGGGCATCGCTGCGTGCCAATAAGGCGCTAGGCTTTGATGCTAACGGCAACCCGGCGATTGCTGACACGCTCGGTACCAACCGTGGCAACTGGGCGGCGGCAGTCTTGTACTACGTCCGAGACATCGTTAAGGACACGACGAACAATAACATCTGGCAATGTATCGTTCAGCACACCTCGAGCGGTTCGCAGCCGATCAACACCAACACCGATAGCGCCAAGTGGACGCTGCTGGTGGACGCTGCCTCTGCTTCGACTTCAGCCAGCAACGCGGCCTCCTCTGCGTCAGCTGCGGCGACCAGCGCATCGAACGCGGCTTCATCGGCTAGTGCCGCTTCGACATCCGCAAGCAATGCTTCGACATCTGCAACAAATGCAGCGTCCAGCGCATCGAGTGCGGCGAGCTCCGCGTCCAGCGTGACATCTGGCGTGACCACTGCCAGCGAATGGGCGACCAAGACAACCGGCCTGGTATCGAGCACCGACTACTCTGCCAAGGCATGGTCGATCGGCGGCACCGGAGTGACGAACGGATCTGGTGCGGCCAAAGAGTGGGCGACTAAAACCAGCAGCACGGTTGACGGCACCGACTACTCTGCCAAGTATTACTCGCAGCAGGCGTCAACGTCGGCTGGCAATGCGTCAAGCAGCGCATCTGCTGCCAGCAGCTCGGCCAGTGCGGCAAGCACATCGGCGTCAAATGCCAGCACGTCAGCAAGCAACGCTGCGAGCTCGGCATCGGCGGCATCGACCTCGGCCAGCAACGCATCGACCAGTGCGACCAACGCAGCAAACTCTGCGAGTGCGGCGAGCACCAGCGCGACTAACGCTTCCAACTCGGCAAGCTCTGCGTCGACATCGGCGACTGCTGCAGCCAGCTCGGCATCTGCCGCAGCTGCAAGCTATGACAGCTTCGACGATCGCTACCTGGGTGCGAAGTCTTCCAACCCGTCGGTCGACAACGACGGCAACGCGCTAGTCACTGGGGCGATCTACTTCAACACCGCAGTCACCGAGATGCGGGTCTGGAACGGCTCGGCCTGGCAGACCATCGCAACGCTGCCAGACCTGGTGCTCGAGTACGAGTTCACCGCGACTGCCGGCCAGACTAGCTACACGTTCACCGGCGGCTACCGGGTCGGGTATCTGTACGTCTGGGTCAACGGCGTGATGCTGGCTGACGCTGACATCACTGCAACCAACGGCACGACGATCACCTTCAACACCGCGCTAACACTGAACGATGAAGTGCGCGTGATGACGTTCAAGGCTGTGGCGTCTGTTACGGCAGAAGACATCAACGCAGTTGGCAGGACATCTTCGACCGGCTCTGCAAAGCTGCCGACCGGCACGACTGCGCAACGCGACGGATCACCTGCTGCCGGGTACATCCGCTTCAATACGACCGACAGTTCGTTTGAAGGTTATGACGGCAGCGCGTGGGGTGCGATTGGCGGCGGTGGCGCAACAACGCTCACCGTTACAAACAGATCTGGCAGCGGCGTAAGTGTTTCGCTGACTAACGGATTCTTGGCAGTGACTAATCGTGCAGGCTCAACCGTCAACGTACCAGTAACCTAAAGGAAATCATCATGGCAACAAGATACCCTCTGGTGCTTAACGGCACCACCATTCAGGAGCTGCAGTCTGGCGACGATCTGCAAGGCTTGGACAGCTTCGTAACACTAACCGGCACGCAGACGCTGACCAATAAGACGCTGACCAGTCCAACGCTGACCACGCCTGCGCTTGGCACACCAGCATCCGGCAACCTGACCAACTGCACAGCCGACGGAACAAGCGCTGTTGGCTACCGCAATGTGCCTCAGTCTGGCTCGGATAAGACGACTTCTTATACCTTGACCACAGGCGACATCGGTGAGTTTGTCGGCGTTGGTTCGGGTGGTTCGATCACCATCCCGAACTCGACCTTCGCTGCTGGTGACATCGTGTCGATCTTCAACAACACGACCGGCAACATTACGATCACCTGTTCGATCACCACGGCCTACATCGCAGGCACGAATACGGACAAGGACACGATGACGTTGGCGACTAGGGGCGTTGCGACGATCCTGTTTATCAGCGGCACGGTCTGCGTCGTCACAGGGAACGTGTCATGAGTGGGGTCATGAATATGCTGTTGGGGGCGAGAACCGCAATAGCTGCTGCTGTAGATGAGTTCTTTAACCGTGTCACGCTGCTGCTGCCAGGAGATGGTACGAACGGAGCGCAGAACAATACGTTCTTAGATTCGTCGAGCAACACCTTCAGCATCACCCGCAACGGCAACACGACGCAGGGTACGTTCTCGCCGTTTAGTCAGACTGGGTGGGGTAATTATCTGGATGGTACAGGTGACTATCTAACGGTTGCTGATAACGCTGTTTTGGATATGGGCAGCTCCTCATTCACTATGGAGTTTTGGACTTATCTGACAGGAACAGCCAGCACTTATCAGGCCTATATATCAAAGCGATCTGGTACTGGTGTTTATGGAGGAGTTAGCCTCTATTTGACATCGTCAAGAACGCTACAACTGCAAGCGACTTTGAACGGTTCAAGCTGGGGCATCGACGTAACGACAACCGGTACTATCCCGCAGAACGAATGGGCGCACGTTGCTGTCGTGCGCAATGGCAATGTATGGACTATCTACATTAACGGAACATCTGGAGCCACAACGACTGTTTCTGGAACAGTTCCAGACAACTCTAGTGCGTTTACTATCGGGGCTGGTGCTGCTGATGGCGGTCACACGATGGTGGCTTGCTACATTTCAAATTTCAGGCTTGTAAAAGGGACTGCTCTATACACGGCGAACTTCACGCCAAGTACATCGCCATTAACAAAAACCAGCCAAGGTGCAACATCTTCCGAGGTTGAACTATTAACGTGCCAAGACAACCGCTTCTTAGATAACAGCGATAACGCTTTCACCATCACAGTCAACGGCAACCCATCCGTCCAAGCCTTCAGCCCGTTTGCGCCTACGATACCGTATAGCGCGGCTACAGTAGGTGGTAGTGCATACCTCAGTAGCAGTTCTGATACTTTGGTAACTCCGACAATTGGAACCAGCATTGGCACTGGCGATTATTGTTTAGAGGGTTTTGTTTACACTGGTAGCGCTGCTACAGCGACAGCGGCATTTATCGTTCTAAATAATTCTGCTGGCTATCCAATTTACCTTCAGACAAGTTCAAATGCCGCAAGATTTTTGGATTTCCAAAACCCCGGATCAAACTTCACAATTAGCGGTGGAACTGTAAACAACAATGAATGGGTGCATATTGTTGGTTCTCGTCAATCTGGAGCAGTGCGTTTGTTTTTAAACGGAAGGCTTGTCGCCTATCAAGCAAGCGTTACATTCAACTATGGAACTGCCGGAACTGCTTCTATTGGTGGAACCATTGCTGAATACTTGTCTGGTATTCGTATAAATATCGGCAGTGTGCCTACTGCATATCAGACTTCCAGCACTACAACTGGTACGCAGATATTTACCCCACCCACTTCTCCAGTTACAGCCGTCTCTGGAACTGCATTACTTTTGAACGCAACCAACGCTGGCATCACAGACGCTACAGCAAAGAACGACCTTGAGACTGTAGGCAACGCGCAGATAAGTACGACGCAGAGTAAGTTCGGCGGGTCGAGTATGTACTTCGATGGCACGGGTGATTACCTGCGCGTCCCTTACTCAAAGCAATGGGCGCTTGGCGGCGACTTCACAATTGAGTTTTGGATTAACTACTCTGCGCATGGAAACTATGGCGGCATTGTTTCTTGCGCCAACTCCAATACAGGGTCACCCCCTTCAGCGGGATGGGCTGTAGTGTTCTACGCAACAACCAACAACCTGTACTTTGAAGGACAGGGTGGTGTTGGAATTCAATCATCGTCATCCATATCTACAAACACTTGGACGCATTGTGCGGTTGTTAGGAGTGGCTCCACCATAACGCTGTACATCGGCGGCACTTCTGTTGGTAGCGGAACTTCGTCAACTGTTTTCGATTCCACCTCTGACCCATTGCTGATTGGAATTGAAAGAGGATTTTCAGGAACAATGACCGGCTACATCGACGACCTGCGAATTAGCCGTTACGCACGCTATACCAGTGCGTTCACACCACCAACCGCTGCCTTCCCTCTGCAATAAGGACTGACCATGCTCTACTCTAAAAACGGTTCAATACCAAAGCCAGAGACAGACGGCACAGACGGTTGGATTGAAGTGCCTGACGAACCTGTTGCACCTGAAGGCAAGGAAGTGGTCTGGTGGTATCCACCTGGCTGGGTGATTCGCGACCCGAAGCCTGCTGATGAGGACGGCTACAAGTGGAGCTGGTCGCAGTCTAGCGAGGAGTGGGTAAAGTACGCACTGCCTGAGACTATGGTCGAGGCCGCGCCTGCGCTTCAGTCTGACCAGGTTAGCGTGCTGGCCAGCTCGCAGATCGAAGCGCTGACGACTTCGCAGATTAGCGCATTGACTTGAGCATGGAAGACTTAATCACAAAGATTGCCGTAGGCATTGGCGGTATCGGCGCTGGTGCATGGGCGATGTACCAGAAGGTCAAGATTGATTACCGTAGCAACCATGCGGCTGACGTTACTGGTGCTGCTTGGGAGCAGGTGGTTGTCACCTTGCGTGAGGAAGTCGAGCGCCTGTCGCAGCGGCTGGCTGCGGTCGAGGAACAGAACCGCAGGTGCGAAGAGATGAACGACCAGCTGCGCGAAGAGGTACATCAGATGAAGAAGCGGCTCCACCTGTTCTGATGTGCTTGACCCGATCACCATTGCCGCGGCCTACAAGGCATGTACCACGGCAATCGACCTGGCCAAGAAAGGTGTCGAGCTCTACAAGCAGATCAAGTCGACCAGCGGGGATGTCAGTGACGTACTGAAAGACTTGAAGGAGCAGTACCACAAGATCGTCAGCCCAAGTAAGGAGCAGACAAAGCAGTACAACGAAGAAGTCAAGCGAGTGCAGGAGGTGGCGAAGGCCACGCCGGATGATGTGCTGAACGACATCTGGTCGAACCTTGGCAACTTCATCGACCAGTACGAAGCGCTCGCAAAGATATATGTGCAGAGCGAGGCGGCAGCAAAGGAAGTTTACCGAGGCGAGTTATCGCTGGGTCGCAGGGCGCTGGAGCGCATCCGGCTTGAGAGCAAGCTGAACGAGATGCTGGCGCAGGTGCGAGAGCAGATGGTCTACAACACGCCGCCCGAGCTCGGCAGTGTGTGGTCAAGGTTTGAGAAGGCATGGACTGACATTCAGAATGAGCAGGCAGATGCGTTAGCAGCAGAGACTAGAAAGATCCAGGCGGCTCGATGGCAACGAAGGCAGGCGGTAAATCGGCTCAAGGCGCGTCTGGTATACGTTGGGGCGACCGTGTTCGTGATTCTATGGGCGGTGGGAATAATGCTTCTGGTGGTCAGAAGCGCGACGATGAGAATGTACCTTGGTCATTGATCGCCACGGTCATGGCTGTGGTGCTGATGTTCTTTATCGTCATGCCTATCCTGGCCTTCATGTACTACGACATGTGGTTTGCGACCCAGGCTGCGGTGCATGAAGTCAAGAAGATGAAAGAATTGAGGCGTCAAATTCTAGAGGAGCGGCGTCAAGAAACCATTAGGAGCGAATGATGTTGACACTGTCGCAGCTGAAGCAAATGATCCCGCGCAACCCTTATGCCCACCACTGGCATGAGGCGCTGGCGGCACCGCAGGATGAGCTCGGCGGGTCGACCCTGCTGGATGACTACGAGATCAACTCGCCCACTCGCATCGCCGCCTTTGTCGCCCAGTGCGCCCATGAGTCTGGCAACTTCATGGTGCTGAAAGAAAACCTGAACTACAAGCCGGCCACGCTGCGCCGAATCTTCCCCAAATATTTTCCAGACGATGCCATTGCCGAACAGTACTGCAGCCGCCCGAATCGCCAAGAGGCTATTGCAAACCGTGTTTATGCCAGTCGCATGGGTAATGGCGATGAGTCTAGTGGTGACGGTTGGCGCTTCTGTGGCCGCGGCCTTATCCAGCTCACTGGTCGGTCAAATTATCAGGCATTCGCTGACAGCCTGGAGATGAGCATCGACGACGTGCCGGCCTATCTCGGCACATTCGAGGGGGCCTGCCAGTCTGCTTGCTTTTTTTGGGAGAGCCAGAAGCTCAACCAGTGGGCAGACACCGGCGACATCCTGACCCTGACCAAGCGCATCAACGGCGGCACGATCGGACTGAACGACCGCATCAAGCACTACAAGCACGCGCTGGCCATCATGCAGGGAGGCCACTGATGCGAGCTCTGCTGATTGCTGCGGCAATGGTGATGGCGATGGCCAGCTGCGAAGACCGCTTCCGCTATCCCTGCCAGGACAACAAGAACTGGGCCAAGCCTGAGTGCCAGCGCCCGACCTGTGCCATGACCGGCACCTGCCCCGACCAGCTGGTGCCAGCTGCTGACCTTAAGCCGGAGGAACAGAAATGAAATGGACGCCTGACCAAATTGATTCGGTCATCAAGCTAATCATCGGCGCGACGTTCTGCGTGGTGCTGCTGATGATGTCGAGTCTCGCCATGTACTCGGTCGTGTTTGTGACCCAGCCCATGACCGGCATCGCGCCTGCTGACAAGCAGTTCTTCATGCTGCTGTCGGACATGAGCAAGTACATCCTCGGGGCGCTTGCGACCCTGCTGGCCATCAAGGGCAAGGATGGTGTCGCCAAGCTGATCGACCCGCCGCCTGGTGTGTCGAAGGCCAGCGACTGGACTGACCCGCCGCCGCCTGCACCCAAGGCACCGGCACCAACTCATGCGCCTGTGCGCATGGAACCGCAGCTCGACGCTGCTCCCGTTGTGACCGGATTCGGTGGCAAGAAGGCACCGCCGCCGGCTCCTGAACCTGAGATCTGAGGAGGTGTGAGATGAACACTTTGATTTTGATTCGCATGGTGGTGACCGCAGTCGCCAGCCTAATGCTGGCCTTCAACGTCCACGCTGGTGGCGAGATGAAGAAGGTCTGCCGAATGGAGAAGGACAAAGCTGGCAAAGAGAAGGAAGTCTGTCGCGAAGTGAAGGTACACAAGAAGCTCGAAGGCAAGGCAGTACCGCCAGCCAAATGAATCTTCTCTATACCGGTGCCGCGGTCGTCCTAGTTGCCGCCTTTGCTGGCGGTGCCGGGTACTTCAAGGGTGCGTCAGCGGGTCGCGCTGAGATCCAGCAGGCCTGGGATCAGGAGAAGGCCAAGCTGGCCGAGGAGCACGCCAAGGCAGTCGCTGCGGCGCGTGAGAAGGAGCAGCAGCTGCAGGCCCAGGCAGACCATTTGAGACAGGAGAAGGATGATGAGATTCGATCGATTAGTGCTCGCGCTGCCAGTCTTGCTGACAGCCTGCGCAAGCGCCCCGAGCGCACCGCCCAGGCAAGTGCCGTGTCCAGTACCGCCAGCGCTAGACCGAGTGGCTGTACCGCAAGAGAGCTTTTTAGAGAGGACGCAGAAGTGGCTGTCCGGCTCGCTCGAGAAGCCGACGAACTCAGAGCAGCCCTTACCCAATGCTACGCCCAGTACGAAGCCTTGAGGCTCCCCTCGACCCGCTAGGAAGGTCACTCCTACCTATCGCGGCCTAGCGGATCGTTTCCCCCGGCGTGTGCCGGGGTTTTTTTACTTCTCACCGGGAGGTACTGCAGCACCAAGCGCGTTGATCCTGCCGCTGTACGACTGTGTGTGGCGCACCCGCTCAAACGTATTGATCCGGGCCAGCTGTGCTTCATTCACTTTGCGCAGCTGCTTGACCATCGTCATGCGCTCCCGAGCTGGTCGCTTGCCGGCGCGTGTCGTCTTGTCAGCAAGATCCTCATAGGCATCCTGCCACTCTGCCTGGGTCGTGTAAGTTGCTTGCACCTTTGGTGGCGCTTCTAAGTTTTTCGAGTCCGGCACCATCAACGGCCATTCGCCTACCACATCAGATTCTGCAGCGGGTTCTGCAGATTCTGCAGAATCGTTCTGCAGATCGACATCGACATGGATGATCTCGATCTCAATCGGCTCTGGCAGCGGCTCGGGCTCGAGCTCGGGCTCCGGCAGCGACGGTGGCGGCGCGATTGCATCGAGCGGGTTGGCCGGCTTGGCCGGGGTGACATCCCTCTCCCGCGGCTTGGCCTCCTCTGGGAAGTCGGCTGCCTCCTCGGCGGTGATCAGACCCTTGAGCACGTCAGGGAAGGCATCGCGCAAAGCAAAGCCCCTGGCCCTCATCTGCAGCATCCGCTTTGGGTACGCCGTCCACGGCCCCTGCTTACCCCACAGCCCTGCCCGCTTGGCATCCTCGACGCTGAACCTCGCGATCACCGGGTTGCGGCCCCTGCGCTTGGCGATGCAGACGGCCACCGGGTTCGGCGTGCCTTCGTTTTCGATGTGTTCGTCGATGCCTTCGCAGACCGGCGAGGCCTGCACCAGGGCCATCATGGCGTCACCGTAGACCGAGGGCTTGCCGTTGATGCAAGCGATGTTTTGAAGAGCCTGCAGCGGCGCAAGACCAAGTTCTCTGCCCCATTGAATTGCCACAAGCACGTCTTCGGGTTTGTTCTGGTAAGCCTTTGGAACCATCTGAGACTTTGCCAGCATGTCCGAGAACCGCATGGCCTCATCAAGTGTGACAGGCGCGAAGCCTTGGTGATTAGTTGTAGTCAGCTGAGTCATGCTTCTCGCCCTCCGGTAGGAATGCTTCGATGGTGTACAGAACTAGCGCGGTAAACGACTCGACGATCTCGAGCGCTTCTTCTTCGCTGCATTTTGGGATGGTGTTGAGCAATGCGACGACAGCGCGGTCGTGTGCCTTCTCGAGATTGGTTAGTTCGCGTGTCATGCTGTTGCCTCCTTAACTGATAGGGTTGACTGCCGGATTGAGTACGCCTCCTTTGCCGGCACAATTTTTTGTGGCTGTGCTTTAAAGCTGCGCATCGGCCACTTGATTTCGTACTTGCCGGCGATCGCTTTGCCTGCATTGCCAAGCATCGTCTTGAGCTCGGTCTCTGCTTCGGCACGATCTTTCTCGGCGGTGATTGCCCGGTTCTTGGCGTCGACAATTTTTGCTGCCAAGAGCTCGGCCTCGATGTCCAGCTGCACGACGGTGTCAGTCGCGACCGGGTACATCCGGTCGGCATCGTCGCTGTTTAATGGTGGGTAGTAGTCGATCTCGCCGGTCGCCTTAAAGGTGTCGAGCTTTGCCTGGAAGGCTGTTGCTATTTGGGCGATCGTTTGCACCGTTTGTTGATGCGGCGCAAAGAGGAAGACACGCAGTGCTGTACCTTGGTACAAGACGCAAAGTGCGCCCCATTTAGACGAACAAATATCCATCTGACCTTGCAGCTGTATCGGGCCACGGTACAGGGCAGGCGCATCCTCAGGCTGCACTGCGGTCAGCTTGGCCTCAAGAACGCCGACGCCGTCCAGCTGGATGCTGTCTTGGCCGATTACATAGATCCCGCGGTCAGGGTCGGTGGTAAGGATCTGGCCGTGGCCGTCGCCGGTGCCGTCCAGGCTGCAGCACAGCGGCAGGCTTTCGTGGAAGCGGGCTTCGTCGTGCTCTGTGACCAAGTCAGCCAGCTGTAGGCGCTCGGCTGCCTCGCGCAGGATCACGGCTTCAAGCCGGTCGCCCCAGGCCATCGATTCATTCTGCTTATTGTCGCGCTTTTCGCCCCTGATGGCAGCGATTGACAGCTCGAGTTCGTCGTTCGGCGTGCTGTACTTGGACAGCCCCATGACTGCCGGCAGCCGGCTGCAGGACAGCATGGTGTCCGGGGTTTTTTTACCTGCCATTTAGTTCTCCTCCTCCGCAAGTTTGTAGACGCGCACGACGCGAGCGTGAGCGGCCTTGTGGGTGGCCTCGGTGAAGCCGACAGCCGTGAATTTTTTTGACCTGAAAACCGCGCCCAGGACGGACGGGTGTGTCTCAGCGGGCAAGCGTAGCTGTGCTCTTATGTCGTTGATGCACACCGTGCCTTGTTGGCGGGCGATCTCAACGGCTAGTGCTCGACAGCGTTCTAGGAACTCTGTGTCTCTGTGCTCAAAAAGAGTCAGCTGGGCGTCGCGCAGGGCGCGACCCAAGGTGGCGGTCTGCATGGCCGCCTCCTAGCTGAAATAAGCGAATACCAGCATCGCCCCGAACAGGGCGAAAAGGATCACCTCGAACACCGCTTCGGCGATCTCCTGCCGGCGTTCCGGTTTGAGAATTGCTTGAATTCGGTGGTCTGACCAGGGGGTCAGAGAGTCGTGCTGCGCTGCAAAAGTCTTGTGTTTGTCGCCGCAATTTTCGGAATACAAATTATGCGACAAACCCCATATGTAGTTGTTCCGGCTTGGAAAGTCGGAATACACATATGCGCGGGATTCTGCCCGTGTAGCGTCATGTTTTGGCACCATTTTTTACCCCTTCCGTTATCATTAAAGCAATTATAAAAATTCAAACGGTGATTTCCGTCTGACCTACTACCTGTAGGGGTTGTCGGTGAGTTTCTTAAACTCGGCCTTGCCTACTTTTTTCTCATTGCGATGATGAAGTTCGCGCTTGGCGGCTTCCATCGCGTACCTGGCCTCGAGGATGCGCCAGATGTCGGTGCGGTCATCCTCCCAGGCAATTTGGCTCAGTTCCTTGGAGAGCTCGCCAAAGATCTTGGCTGCCCATTTCACGTCATCAATGACCAAAATGGGCACATCAAGCCGGCAGTTGAGGCCGCGGCCAACGCGGTTGAAATACTTGGCCACGGTCTTGCGATCCAAGTCTTTCATGCCGTCGAGCGGTTTAACAGGTTGGTAAGTCATTGATAAATATCCTTATAGTTTTCGTACTGTACTTTTGATCAGTATATCACCGAGAAATATCGTCATCAAAGTGCTGTTCAATCAGCCTATTTTTTTGCGCCCTGGTGTTGCGCATGTCTTGAGCCATCAGCTGCAGATTTTTTACTTGTGTCTCATCAAGCGGTTGCTGATTGTTCTTCTCGTACCGGCGCACCAGGTAGCCGATCAGCATGGTTGCGGCGAGCAACCCGCCGATCACTAGGAAAGGTTTGAGCTCGTCCATCACTTGATCCTTTTGAGCAAGTTCGATACCTGGCTGGGGTGCCAGTCATTGTTGCCGCGGGGGGTCTCGATGCCGCGAGCTGTCAGCGCTGCGGCGATGTCGCGCAGGGTGTCAGCGCCTGACTTCCTGATGATGTCGCGCACGATCGGGCCGACCTTCTCTGCGTAGGCGTCGGCCTTTGCCTGGATGACCTTGACACCCTCGGCGCTGCCGATCTCCGGCGTCGGGCTGCCGAGCTTCTTGCCCTGGCGCTTCAACGCCTGCAGCGCGGCCGTTGTGCGCTCGCTGATACGGCGAGCCTCATCTTCAGCAAACACCGACACCATTTGTAGGTACACGCGGTTAGCGTGCGGCGTGTCTGCGCAGACAAATTTCACATGGCCGTTAAGTAGCGTGCTGATGAATTGAACGTCACGCGCCAAGCGATCAAGCCTAGCGACCACTAGCGTGGCCTTCTGCTTGCGGGCGAGCTCGAGCGCTGCCTTCAACATGGGGCGGTCTTTTAAGCGCTTACGGGTGCCGGATTCGATCTCGGTGAACTCGCCGATCACTGACCAGCGGCCACCATTGAGAAATGTACGCACTGCTTCCTGCTGTGCTTCGATGCCAAGGCCGGACTGACCTTGACGGTCGGTCGATACGCGGTAGTACGCAACGAACTTGCCTTGATGCGGTGCCATTAAATCCTCCTGTTAAGCGGTAGGGTGCTGCGCGATGCAGTAAGGCGAAAAATATATCACCAAGAAATACCTGTCAAGTACCCAAACGTATCTTTTTCGTTGTGTATCAATTCTGATAAGCGTTGCGAAGTCGTCAGAATCGATATATCTTCGCGCAATCGTACCGTTTGGAGACTTTACAGATGAGCTCAACCCAGCATTACCGGATGTTTCTGATGCGTATGCGGCCAGAGGTCAGGCAGCTGCTTGACTTAGCTGCAGACGAGCAGCGCCGCAGCCGCACGTCGATCCTCGAGGAGCTGATCGTCGAGGCCTACGGCAAGCGCTACGAGACCGCTGAGAACCGGCTAAAGCGGCTCCTGGGCAGCGCATGAACGGCAGGGGCAAGCGCAACAAGGGCGCAGCTGGTGAGCGTGAGCTCGCCGCCCTGCTCTCTGACGAGCTCGGGTTTGTGGTCAAGCGCAACCTGGGCCAGGCCCGCGACGGTGCTGACGACCTGACCGTGCAGCAGTTCCGCATCGAAGTGAAACGACAAGAACGATTACAGGTGGACAAATGGAGCGAGCAAGTGGAGGCGTGCGCCCAGGCCGGGGAGATCCCGGTGCTGGCGTACAGGCGCAATGGGCAGCCGTGGCGGGTGTGCCTGCAGTTGAAGGACTTCATCCCGATGATGCGCGACCAGCTGAAATGAGCTGGCACTGGGTGGTCAAGCAGCTGCAGGGTGAGCGCACGGTGCTCAAAAAGACCGGCGGCAGGCTGGTCATCAACATGGGTCTGAGCGGCAAGGCTGCAAAGCCGGTGCGCACTGACCTGCGCAAGCTGGTGATCGAGACCTTGCGCGACGTTGGCGAGCTGTCGACCCAGGAGCTCTTTGAGCATGTCTGCGAGGCCGATATCGAGATCAATAAGGAAGGGCTCTACAGCGTGCTGCGAAAGATGAAGGCGAAGGGTCAGGTGCAGATGCGCAACGTGCCGCGGCCTGACAACTTCGGGAAGGGTATGAGTCTTTGGAAAGTTTGAAAGGAAAAGTCAATGAACCAAAACAGATTGCTGATGCCGGTGATGCCTGAGAAGAAGCGCCGCGCAAAGAAGGTCGTGACTGACGACACGCCCTCGGTGTGGAACCCCGAGTGGAAGTACACGCCAGCAGAGCAGACCGACCTGGCCAAGAAGTTTCGCCGAATGATTCGCGAGCAGAAGGCTGCAGCTGCGGCCAAGGTTCGCAGGATCAAGTGACGTGTCCGCACTGCGAGCGCCCTCACCCGCCGGCAACGACTGTGATGGTCGACGGCGTGGAGCTCTGCACCTACAGCGAGGCCTGGCGGTTTGAGTGCGAGGTGCGCTGGGCTCTGAAGCTGCCGGACAAGGCTAGGAAGCCTCGCATCACCAAGCTGGATTACCTAAACGGTGTCGAACAGCAGCGCGGCACCGAGGCAAGAACAAAGCTGCGCAATGAGATGGTAAGGAGATACAAAAAATGAAAACACACAAGCTGTTGGACACATTGAAGGCCAAGTTCAATCTTAAAAACGACGTGGCCCTGGCGCGGTACTTAGGCGTGCCGCCAAGCTCGCTGTCGAAGATGCGCTCCGGTATGCCGGTCAGTGCCGAGCGCATCCTGCAGATCCACGACGCGACAGGCTGGGAGATTAAGCGCATCAAGGGGCTGCTATGAATACCAAGTTCTGCACCAGCTGCCAATGCACCCGAGAGCTCGAGGGCGGCGTCTACAAGCGCGGCAAGAGCACGGCCAGGTGGATCTGCAAGCCTTGCGTTGAGAAGCGTTCTGAGAGCCCGTACAGGAATCATTCGGGGCGACTGACGCCTGACCAGCATGTCAGGAAGCTGACCTCACATCTGCGGTGGCCGTAATGGCGATCGCATTGTTTGGTGTGCTGCTGATCACCATCGGCGGCTTGGTCGGACTTGCTGGCATGGTCATTTGGGTGGCGCTGATTGCCGGCGATGAGGGAGGCTGGGAATGAACACCTATCGACACAAGTTCGCGGTGCGCTGCCCGAACAACAACAAGCAGGTTTTCTATGAACTCGAAATTCAATCGGAGCAGATGATATACGTCGAAAAGATCGTCATTGCCTGCGAGCTTTGGGAGTGCGAATTCCACGAGAAGATGGCCGACCACCTGGCGCATCAGTTCCCGAACACAAGGCAGTTTCTACGAGCTCACCATCATGGCGTGGATGTGGAAACCGTCAGGGGCGAGATATGACGATCCACTACCACGGCACGCCAATCACGCCCAGGACTGTCCTGCAGCAGCTGGCGGGCCGTTTCTTTTGCGTGTCGCACTACCGGCCTGATGACGTGGAGTGGTGTCACAAACATGGCCAAGGCGTGATGCTGGACAACGGCGCATTCTCGGCATGGCGCTCGGGCAAGCAGACAGATTGGGCTGGGTTTTATGGTTGGTGCGAACAGTGGCTGGACTATCCGACCAGCTGGGCAGTTATTCCTGACGTAATTGTGGGCGACGAGGCCGACAACGATGCCTTGCTTGATCAATGGCCGCATGGCCAGCGTGGTGCGCCGGTATGGCACATGCACGAATCAATCGACCGGCTGCAGCAGCTTTGCGACAGCTGGCAGCGGGTCTGCATTGGATCGTCAGCTCAGTATGCGGTGGTCGGCTCAAGCAGCTGGCACCGCCGGATGACCGAGGCCATGAACGTGATCTGCAAGACAGGCAGAGTGCCGACTTGGTTGCACATGCTGCGAGGCATGGCGACCACCCGATTTGGCTATCCGTTTGCCAGCGTGGACAGCACCGACATTGCTCGCAATCACAACCGAGGCGTGCCAGTGAGGCAGATGGCTGATCAATGGGATTCCATCCAATGCCGACCGCATTGGCAGCAGGCACCGCTTCAAGCTAGCCTGTTGGAAAGGGTGGCATGACTCCAATGCCTGATAACGTGGTGCCGTTCGCGTTGCCGAAGAAGCCTAAGATCCGCGAGAAGGAACCGATGCCAGACCAGCGCAAGCTGGTTGTGGTGCCGATTCGAGCAGCCACAGATAAGACATTGACCGAGGGCATGTTGCGCACGCTGTTGCTGGTGGCCAGCTACTGCAACCGAGCTGGGATCACCTGGGTCGGGCAAGCCAGGCTAGCTCAAGACCTGGGCGTGAGCAGGCAGGCCATCACCAGGCAAGTAGGCAAGCTGGTCAAGGCCGGCTACCTCGAGGTGGTCAGCAAAGGCTGGCGTGGAGAAAGGTCGAACAGCATCCGGCTGATCTTCGACCCAAGCATCGATGCCGAGACAGCGATCGCCGTCACCAGCCGGATCGAAGACACCAGGCCGCCACATATGAAGGAGCAGCAAATGCAAGACATGACACCAGATCCAGAAGGATTGAAGCGCATCCACGACATGATCAAGGGTGCCGTCAAACCCGTCACACAACCAGCAAAGGAGTACCAGATGCCAAAGTCAGGAGACACCGTCACCGTTGCAAAGATGAAAGAACAGATCGCCAAGAAGAAGCAATCCAATGCCGACCATAGGCAACCCCTAGAGGTTGCCAATGTAGAGCCGTCACATAGGCAACCTGAGCCTGTGGATAACTCCTCTCATAGGCAACATGATCGGCTACATCCAGAGGTTGCGCGAACACAAGAAAACATAGGTATAGATAAGGTATTAAGGTTATTTTTAAATAAAGGTTTTAATGTTCTAAGCAACCAAGAAGTTGTTGAGGTTGTTGCTGAACATGTAAGCGTTGCTGAACTTGAAACGCTGATCGACAGGTTGTCAGAACGCTACGCATCCGAAGGCCTGGCGCTGCCGACCGATGGCGCACTGCTGGCAAACGACCTGATCATGCTTCAAGCGGATGAGCTGACGGCGCGGCATGGCGTTTAAACGAACGAGAAGGCACCTACAAGGCGCGATCATGGGTCGGGTGATAGGCAGACATGGGTCAGGAAGGAAAACGGCTTGTAGCGCGTTCTGTGCGGTCTGTACAAAACCCATACAAAATCCATACGTTCGTCTGCGTGTTGGACGTGTACGGCAGGCAGGGGGTGCGCTGACGTGTCTGCATCCGACCAGAGCTCGAGGCCTGCGGTTCTGCAAACGCATCTGGTTGCTAGCTTGGCATGTTCGTTGTCAGAAAGGCACCCTTTCCCCCCTCCCCCACACGGTGGCGTTGCGGGGGCTCCCCCAAAAATTTTCCCTACTTTTTCATGGAGGTTGTATGGCTTATGAGATGAGACCTGGACAAGGCTCTGCTTTCAAGAACGACAAGAAGACGGAGGACTGGCACCCGGCGTACCGGGGCCGGATCATGTTGCCGGATGGGTCGGTGCATTGGCTGGATGCGAGCCCAAAGAAGACGAAGGCGGGCGAGACCTGGTTGGCGATCAAGATCGGCGGCATGGTGGCTGGTGGTGAGCCGTCTGCGCATAGCCAGGCGAAGGCGAATGGCTACCAGCCGCAGCCGTCGAATGACGAAGACATCCCCTTCTGATGGCTGCGAAGAAACAATCCAACGTGGTGCCGCCCTTGACGAACTGGGGCGGTACTCGCTCGATTCAGCGTCGGCTGGAGCGCTCAAACACCCTGATTCAGAACCGTGAGGCTGTCAGTTACGCTTTGCTGTGCATGGCTAATACCAAGATCACGGACATCATGTCTTGGGATGAGGACGGCAACGTGAAGGTCAAGGCGGCGCACCAGATCCCTGAACACGCCTTGCAGGCGATCAAGAAGGTCTCGGTCAGGACTGACAAGGAAGGCAACAGCTTTCTGGACATCGAGCTGTACGACAAGGTGGGCGTGCTGCGGTTGCTGGCTAAAGCGTCTGGACTGCTGGACAACCCGGATGAGAATGACAAACCGTCTGTGATCGATGTGAACGTGGTGGCACCGCCATCTGGCGAGCAATGAGTCTTTGGAGGAAACGTGTCAAGAACGAAAGAACAATCGGACAAAGCAGTCTCGGGCGCGGGCCTGAACCTGGACTTCTCACAGAGCCCAGTGATCTACGACTTCATCCAGAGCAACGCCTTTGTGCAGGGTCTGATGGGGCCGGTGGGCTCGGGCAAGTCATACGCCTGCGCGGCCAAGATTTTCTTGAAGGCCATCAAGCAGAAGCCCTCCCCGATCGACAACATCCGGTATACCCGCTTTGCGGTGGTGCGAAACAGCTATCCAATGCTGAAGACCACGACGATCAAGACCTGGCTGGATCTGTTTCCTGAAGCCACGTTTGGCCCGATGCTGTGGACGCCGCCGATCACGCATCACATCCGATTACCCGCCCGCGGGGATGCCACCGGTATCGACTGCGAGGTCATTTTTCTGGCGCTCGACCAGCCCAAGGACGTCAGAAAACTGCTCTCGCTTGAGCTGACTGGTGCCTGGGTAAATGAGGCCCGAGAGCTGCCCAAGGCGGTGATTGATGGCCTGACCCACCGGGTTGGTCGCTACCCGACCAAGCGCGACGGTGGCGCTACCTGGCACGGCATCTGGATGGATACCAACCCGATGGATGACGACCACTGGTGGCACAACATGGCCGAGAAGGAGAAGATGACCGGCCCGTATGCCTGGCGGTTCTGGAAGCAGCCTGGTGGCGTCATGGAGGTCGACGCTGATCATTTGCCCGACAACCCCGAGGCTAATGACCACGTCTTTTCTGCCGGCAAGTGGTGGAAGGTCAACCCGCAGGCCGAGAACATCAACAACCTACCCGGCGGCTACTACCCGCAGATGTTGCTGGGTAAGAACCTAGACTGGATTCGCTGCTATGCCGGCGGTCTGTACACCTATGTGCAAGAAGGTCGACCGGTCTGGCCTGAGTACGAAGACTCGACCATGTCGGGCGACACCGAGGTCGAGCCTGGAGTGCCGATCCAGGTCGGGCTGGACTTTGGTTTGACGCCAGCGGCCACGATCGGGCAGCGCCTGCCGAATGGCCGGTGGCTGATCCACCATGAGATCGTGACCTTTGACATGGGTCTCGAGCGGTTCGGGATGCAGCTCTTGGCCGAGCTCAACCAGCGCTACCCCAACCACCAGGTCATGCTTTGGGGCGACCCGGCAGGCATGGCGCGGGATGCCATCTACGAAGTCACCAGCTTTGAGTTCCTGCGCACCCTAGGCCTGCGAGCTCAACCCACTGCCAGCAACGACTTCAAGGTGCGACGGGAGGCCTCTGCTGCCCCGATGCAGCGGCTGATCAACGGCAAACCTGGGCTGATCGTCAACCGCAGCTGCAAGCTGCTGCGCAAAGCCCTGGGCGGTGGCTACCACTTCAAGCGCGTGGCAGTCGGCGCAGGCCAGGAGCGGTTCAGGGATGCGCCGAACAAGAACGAGCACTCGCACATCGGGGATTCATTCGGCTACCTGATGCTGGGCGGCGGCGAGTACAACCGCATGACCCGCTCGCTGTCCTACGGTGCAGCACCGCCCAAGCCGGTGACCGCGAGCATGGAGTTCAACCCGCTCGATTGATATATCCGGCTGATATCAAAGCGGCTTGTACATGACCAATTTCCAATAGAATCGCTTGCTATATGGACGACAACATCGAGATCGATCTGAACATCTCGCATCACTTCAGCGATGGGGTGTATGCGCGAAAGATGCTGCTGCCTGCTGGACATTTTGCGGTGACACACGCGCATGAGTACGACCATCTGAGCATTCTGGCTGCAGGAATTGTGGAGCTTGAGGCCGATGGTGAGGTTCAGGTGCTGCGTGCGCCGGCGTGCGTGACCATCCTGGCGAACACGCATCACCAGATCACGGCGCTCGAGGATGCGGTCTGGTTTTGCATCCACGCAACCGACGAGACCGATGTCGACAAACTGGATGAAGTTCTGATTAGGAGGTAATCATGCCTTGGATTATTGCTGCTGCCATTATTGGCGGCGCAGCCTACACCGCAAACGAAGCACGCAAGTCGCGCAAAGATGCGGAAGCGCAACAGCGGCAAGCGCTTCAGAAACAAACTGAAGATCAGCAGGCGTTTCGTGCCAAGCTGTCCGAGCAGACTGCCGTCTTTAGTAGACAAGCCGGTTCGCTTGAGGAGCAGGCAAGACTCGCGAAAGAGCAGCTTGCATCCACGACAAAGGCAATGTCTGAACAGCTGTCGGTCGCGCAAGATCAACTTGCTTTGAACACGAAAGCCTACGAGACCGGTGTCTCGCAGTACCAGGCCTCGCGCACGGAGATGGAGCGCAAGGCCAAAGAGATTCAAGGTCAGATCGATGAAGAGCGCCGCAAGGCTGCAGAAACGCAAGCGACCCAGCTTAGAGCTCGCACCCGCGGTGGTCGTCGCGCCCTGCTCTCTCAAGAACGCCTGACACCCGAACTCGGCATCACGCAAGACACCCTGGGCGCTGGCATGGGGATGATGTAATGGCCACCGCCCCGACCCAGTACCAAAAGAAGCAGGCCGCACGTCGTGCGACTGCAGACATCGAGCGCCTGGCTAAGACCTACCAGAGCGGTCTGCTCGATGTCACCCAACAGCAGCAAAAGGGATTTAGTGACTGGACTGCAAAGAGCAGAGAGGTCATGGCCCCATACGAAGCTGCGGTCGCTAGGTATACGCAGCAAGACTTCCCTGCGTATCAGCGCCAGGTTGCTGCTGTGAATACTGCATTTGAACAACAGTCGTCAGCGTACAACCAAACGATTGCCAACTACGACGCGCAGGTTGCGGCTTATCGTCAGCGCTTGGATGCGTACAACGCAACCCTTGCTGACATTGCTGCCAATCCGTCCGAGATGACGAACATCATGGGTGTTGTGCAAGGACGATCAGGCATGGTCTACAACATCGGTGGCGTTAACTACCGCGAGGGCAATTTGCCTGAAGGGTACTTTCTTGAGAATGTTGTAGTCGGTCAAGGCGTCAATCGAAGCCGCGCCAATGCGCCAGCTACCACATACAACATCACCGAGAATCGCGTGTTCAAGACGCGAGATGTCCCGACATTTAACGAAGAACCGCCGCAAGCGCCAAGCATTGCTGCGCCGACGCTCAGTCTGCCAAGAGCGCCCTCTGCACCAGCGCAGCCAAAGCTGCCGACGTTTGAAACTGGTCAGTTTCAGCAAAAACGCGAAGAGCTCGGCAAGACATTCGAGCGCGAGGTCGGTGAGCGCAAGGCAGCAAAACAAAACGTCGTCATGCGCCGCATGAGTCGCGGCATGTTGGAAGGAGCTTGAGATGCCAGGTCTATACGAAAACATTCACGCCAAGCGCGAGCGCATCAAAGAAGGCTCGGGCGAAAAGATGAGGAAGCCCGGCTCGGCTGGTGCGCCAACCGATGCTGCTTTCAAGGCGGCAGCCAAGACGCGCAAGACTAAGCGCCCAATGCTGGACGAGTACCAGATCGACAAGGACGGCTAATCATGGAATACAAGACGCCACTCGGTGGCAAGCGCTTAAAGCCAGAGGAAATCATCAAGCGCCAAGCTGCAGCTCAGACCAAGAAGGATGAGTTTCAGCAGCTGTACCAGGATGCCTACGAGTTTGCCCTGCCCCAACGTCAGCTGTATGGCGTCTGGGAGGGTGGCGCGACCGGTAGCAAGAAGATGGCGCGGGTGTTCGACTCGACCGCTATCAACTCGACCCAGCGCTTTGCCAACCGTCTGCAGAGCGTTGTTTTCCCGCCACAGCGTAAGTGGTCAAGGCTTGAGCCTGGCCCGTCGATCCCGCTTGACCGCAAGCAGATGGCGCAAGCGATCCTCGATGCGTACAGCGACAAGATGTTTGACGTGCTGAAGCAGTCCAACTTCGACATCGCGATCGGTGAGTTCCTGCTGGATCTGGCGGTCGGCACGGCCTGCATGATGGTGCAGCCGGGTGACGACACCAGCCCGATCAACTTTGTGCCGGTGCCGCTGTTTCTGGTCAGCTACGAGGAAGGCGCGAACGGCCAGGTCGACAACGTCTACCGCCGGATGAGAATCAAGGGCGAATCGATCGAGCGCCAGTGGCCGGACGCCAAGCTGTCCGACGCCATGAAGCGCCGCATTCAGGACAAGCCGACCGACGACATTGAGCTCCTCGAGGCAACAATCTTTGACGCTGGCCGCGGTGACTACTGCTACCACGTCATCGACAAGATCAGCAAAGAGGAGATTGTCTATCGCCGCAAGAAGACATCGCCCTGGGTGATCAGCCGCTACATGAAGGTGGCCGGCGAGATCTACGGCCGCGGCCCGCTGATGACCGCCCTGCCCGACATCAAGACCCTAAACAAGACAATCGAGCTGCTGCTCAAAAATGCCTCGCTGGCCGTGGCCGGTGTGTACACAGCGGCAGACGATGGCGTGCTGAACCCGAACACCGTGAAGCTGGTGCCTGGTGCAATCATCCCGGTCGCTCGCAACGGCGGCCCGCAGGGGCCGGCACTGCAAGCGCTGCCACGCTCCGGTGACTTCAACGTGTCGCAGTTGGTAATCAACGACCTGCGCAGCAACATCAAGCGCATCCTCCTGGACGAGTCGCTGCCGCCTGACAACATGTCTGCGCGGTCGGCGACCGAGATCGTCGAGCGCATGAAAGAGCTCGCGCAAAACCTGGGCTCGGCTTTTGGTCGCCTGATCAACGAGACCATGATCCCGCTGGTGGCCAAGATCCTTGAGGTGATGGATGAGCGCGGCCTGATCGATATGCCGCTGCGGGTCAACGGGCTTGAGGTCAAGGTGGTGCCGGTCGCCCCGCTGGCGATGGCGCAGAACATGGAAGAGGTCAACGCCATCCTGCAATACACGCAGCTGATGGTGTCCGGCCAGTTCGGCTCTGACGGCCAGCTGGCGCTCAAGAACGACGCCGTCGTCGACTACATCGGCGACAAGCTGGGTGTGCCGGCGATCGTCAGAAACACCCGCGAAGAGCGTGCCGTGCTGATGGAGGAAGCGCAGCAAATCCAGCAGCAGCAGGCGATGGCGCAAGCGATGGCAATGCAAGCGCAGCAAGGCGCTCTGCCTGCGCCTGAAGGGATGGGCGCATGAGCTGGGAAGAGCTCGAGGCGCTGGGCCAGACCGAAGACATCCGCGAGGTCACCCAGCAGCGCGAAGACCTAGCGCGGCTTTGCTTGAGAGTGTTTGGCGATGAGGATGGTCAAGCACTGCTCAAGTGGCTGCGCGAGATGTATGTGGACGTGCCTGTCGCCGTGCCAGGCAACGACCCCTCGCACGCATTCTTTGCCGAAGGGCAACGCAATGTCGTGCGGGATCTGATCGCACGGATCAACCAAGCAAGGAGCCTATGAGCGAAACCGCAGCAGTCGAGCCCGGTCAGTCCGGCCTACTCGACGGTGTTTCAGTCACGGACGAAAACCAACAAGAAACCAATCCGCAACAAGTCGCGATCGACCACAAAGCGCCAGACCCGTCTGCACCGGTCAGCCCAACCGAGCGGCCAGACTGGCTGCCGGAAAACTTCTGGAAGGACGGCAACGCCGACTTCGAGGGGCTGGCAAAGAGCTGGCGAGATCTGCGCGGCAAGATCAGCAAGGGTGCTCACAACGCCCCGGCTGATGGCAAGTATGACCTGTCATCCTTTGGTGACGGCAACGGCGAAAACCCGATGGCAAGCACCCTGTCCGGCTGGGCGAAGGAGAACGGCCTGTCTCAGGCGCAGTTCGACGACCTGGTCGGCCAGCTGCAGACCCAAGCCAAGGAGCTCATGTCTGCCGACTTTGTCGACCCAGCCGTGGAAATGAAGAAGCTCGGCCCAAACGGTCGGGCAATGGTCGACGGCATGGTCGACTGGGCGCGTGGCCTGGTCAACAAGGGCGTCTGGTCAGCCGAGGATTTCGAGGAGTTCAAGATCATGGGCGGCACGGCTCGAGGCCTGAATGCCCTGGTCAAGATCCGCGAGGCCTACGAGGGCCGGGTGCCAATTCAGTCTGCACCGATTGAAGGAGCGCCGACCCAAGAGGAGCTCTATCAGATGGTGGCTGATCCCAAGTACAAGACCGACGCCGCTTACCGGCAGAAGGTCGAGAAGCTGTTCAACCAGGTCGTCAAGGACTAACCGGTCGGGTCTTGTACAGATTGCAATCGACTGTGTTGCATTTTGGATACAGTTGCCTACAATCTGCGGCAAGGCCCACCGGGTTTCCCCGACCCTGACTCGCAGCGAGATGCTGCCGAGTGGCGACCGTAAGTCGCAAGCACAGGCCCGCATGACGCGGCTCACCGACGCGCAAACCCTGACTAATCAACCGAACGAGGTTCTCAAATGGCTATCTCTCTGAGCAATGCCTTTGTGACACTGTTCGACGCAGAGGTTAAGCAAAGCTATCAAGGCAAGGCTATGCTTGTCGGCGCAGTGCGCCAGCGTCGTGGTGTCGAAGGCTCCCAAGTAAAATTCCCGAAGGTCGGCCGTGGCGTGGCAACTGCCCGCGTGACCCAGACCGATGTCACGCCGATGAACGTCGGCTTCTCGACCGTTACCTGCACGCTGTCCGACTGGAACGCTGCTGAGTATTCGGATGTTTTCTCGCAGGCAAAGGTCAACTTCGACGAGCGCTCTGAGCTCGCCCAGGTGGTCGGCGCTGCGATTGGCCGTCGCCAGGATCAGCTGATCCTCGACGCGCTGTCTGCTGCTTCCGGCACCGGCACCGTGGCGAATTCGATTGGTGGCTCGAACACCAACATGAACATCGCCAAGCTGCGCGAGGCTGCGAAGATCCTGAACACCAAGAACGTGCCGAGCGACGGTCGTCACATCATCATCCACGCCAACAGCTTGGCATCGATGCTCGAGCAGACTTCGGTCACCAGCTCGGACTTCAACACCGTCAAGGCGCTGGTGCAGGGCGAGATCAACAGCTTCCTGGGCTTCACGTTCCATGTGCTGGGTGACCGCTCGGAAGGTGGCTTGCCGATCGACGGCTCCTCGGATCGCACGCTGTACGCGTTCCACAAGGACGCCATCGGCTACGCAGAAGGCATCGCACCCAAGACTGAGATCAACTACATCCCTGAGAAAACGAGCTGGCTGGTCAATGCTCTGTTCTCGGCGGGTTCGGTTGCGATCGATGCCGAGGGTATCGTCAAGATCACTGCCCGCGACACCGCGGCTGCAGCTTAATAGGGAGGGCTGAATCATGGCATACGATGCAGCTGGCTTTACCGCCTACTCCGCGTCCAAGCGCGGCAACGCACCGTCGATGTATGGCTACAAAACCGCAGATGCCATCGCGGATGTCAACACGTCGGGCTACTTCAACTCACTGGCCAACACCCTTGAGGTTGGCGACGTGATCCACTGCGTGACCTCGACCGGCTCGACCGCCGTGGTCACCCTGGTCTACGTCGTGTCCAACGCTTCGGGCGTGGTCGACGTGACTGACGGCACAACTCTGTCGGCTACCGACGGCGACTAACCGGCAGTCAACAGTAGCACCAGGGGCTGGTCTCTGAAACAGGAGCCAGCCCCTTCTCACATTAAGAGGTTGCGATGGCAGCGGGTGATACCGGGATCACAATTTGTTCAGATGCCCTGCTCCTGATTGGCGCAAAGGCCATCACGTCGTTCAATGATGGCACCGACGAGAGCTCGGTCTGCGACCGTCTGTATCCAGACATCCGCGACTCCACGCTAGTGATGTACCCGTGGAGTTTCAACACCAAGAAGGTGCAGCTCGCTCGCCTGCTGACAGCGCCGACATCGGTCTGGAAATACGCCTATCAGCTGCCGGGTGACCGCCTTGCCGGCCCGCGTGCCGTGTACGACACCGCCAGCCCAGGTGCTCCGGTGCAGAAAGACTGGGAAATCCAGGGCGACCAGCTGCTGACCAATATTGAGGCCGTGTTCATCGACTACCAGTACAGCGTCGGTGAGTTTGCCTGGCCGCAGTATTTCACCCAGCTGATGAAGTACATGATGGCCTGGCATTTGGCCGAGCCGATCACCGAACAACAGGACAAGTCGCTGCGCTGGGAGCGCAAGGCAGTGGGTGACCCCGCTGAGAATGGCCGCGGCGGCTACTTCCGCACAGCAATGAACATCGATGCGCAGGGTCAACCGACCCGTGCAATGGAAGATTACACCCTCATCGCGGTGAGAAACTGATGCCGCGCTTCGTCGACTTTGCGACCAACTTCAGCACGGGCGAGCTCGACCCGCTGCTGCGTGCGCGGGTTGACCTGCAGTCCTATCCGAACGCGCTGGCCAAGGCGACCAACGTGCTGATCCAGCCGCAAGGTGGACTGCGACGCCGGCCAGGCTTGAAACACATCCTTGAACTGCCTAACAGTAGCACCGCGTCTGCCGGCAACGGCGTGCGCTTGGTGCCGTTTCAGTTCTCGGTCGCTGACTCCTACATGCTGTGCTTCACGCACAACCGCATGTATGTCATCAAGAACGGCGCTGTGGTGGCCAACATCAACAGCAGCGGCAACAACTACCTGACGACCAGCATCGGCAGCAGCATTGTCGACGACATGTGCTGGACGCAGTCTGCTGACACGTTGATCGTGGTGCATCCTGACCTTGCGCCGACCAAGATTGTGCGCGGTGCCAACGATGCCAGCTGGACGGCCAGCACGATCACGTTTGACAGCATCCCGAAGTACGCCTTCACGCTGTCGACCAGCAACCCGTCCGGCACGATCACGCCGTCTGCGGTGGCCGGAAACATCACGATTACCGCATCGGCCTCGGTGTTCAACAGCGGCCATGTGAACCAGTACATCAATGCCAGCCCGCAGGGCCGAGCAAAGATCGTCAAATTCAATTCGGCGACATCGGTCGATGCCATTACCGAGTACCCGTTTTTTAACACGTCAGCGGTTGCTAATGGCAGCTGGGAGCTTGAGACCGGCTACGAGGATGTGTGGAGCTCTGGCAAGGGTTGGCCGCGGTCGGTGACTTTCCACGAGGGTCGGCTGTACTTTGGCGGCAGCAAGTCGCGCCCATCGACCATCTGGGGCTCAAAGATCAATCTGTTCTTCGATTTCGTGCCAAGCGAATCGCTGGACGATGACGCAGTCGAGGCGACCCTCGACACCAATGACCTGAACGTCATCACGGACATCATCTCATCGCGTGACTTCCAAGTGTTCACGACCGGCGGTGAGTTCGTCGTTCCGCAGCAAGGCACCGATCCGGTGACGCCGCTGACGTTCACTTTCAAGCAGGTAAGCCGCAACGGCATCAAGCCTGGCACGCGGGTGCAGTCGGTTGAGTCCGGCAGCATCTACATCCAACGCCAGGGCAAGTCGCTTAATGAGTTCATCTTCTCTGACACGCAGTTGACCTACATCACGCAGCGCATCTCGCTGCTTGCAGGCCATCTGTTGAAAGGCCCGCAGCGCATTGCCTTGCGTCGCGCCGCCAGCACCGAGGAAGCCGACCTGCTGATGATGACCAACACCAGCGACGGCACGATGGCTGTGTTCTCGATCATGCGTAGTCAGCAGATCACATCACCCAGCGAGTACATCACCGATGGTGATTTCCTTGATGTTGGTGTCGACGTGACGCAGATCTATGTCGTTACCAAGCGCGTGTTCAATGGCACAACTAGGTACTTTATTGAGCAGTTCAAGGACGATCTCTATACCGACTGCGCATTTACGGGCGGTGCTGCAGCAAGCGCAAGCAGCCTGCCGCATATTGGTAAAGCGCTGAACGTCATCACCGATGGCGTGCCGCAGAGTAACGAGACTGTAAGCGGTGGCGGCTCGGTGACGTTCGACCGCGCATCGACCACCAGCTACGAAGTCGGCCTGCCTATGACGGTGTACGCCAAGACGATGCCGGTGGAGATCAAGCTGCAGACCGGCAGCCGGGTGTCGTTCAAGAAGCGCATCGTCGAGATCAGCGCGGTGCTGGACGACACGCAGCACTGCCTGCTCAACGCGCAGGAAGTTGCTTTCCGGCTGATGGACAACCCGCTGCTGGATGACCCGGTGCCGACGTTCACCGGCATCAAGCGCGTCAACGGCATCCTCGGCTACAGCCGCGAGCAGGCGATCGAAGTGACGCAGAGTCTGCCGCTGAAGATGAATCTGCTCGGCCTTGATTACCGAGTCGCTGTTTATTCGGGAACCTGACTATGGCTGATCCAGGACAACTTGTCGCAGGCGCTGGGTTTCTTACCAGCTATGCGCAATCGCAGATGCAGATTGCTGCTGGCATTCAGCAGCAGACCGGCTATCTGTTGCAAGCACGCGACAACCTCGCCGTGGCCGAGGTGCGTGCCGACATGGCAGAGATGTATGCCGCCATTCAGGCAGGCCGCACGCTCAAGAAGTCGCAGATGGAGTCGCAGAACTATCAGATCGCTGGCAACACGCTGCTGAAAAACATGCGTGCGACCAATGCTGCGATCCGCGCTCGAGCTGCTGCGAATGGCGTGGTGCTGGGCGAAGGCAGTGTTCAGGCCGTGCAGAACGAAAACGTCAAAGCAACCATGTTCGACGTGGGCATCACCGACCTGAATGCACTGACTGCTCGCATCATGGGCTACGAAGACGCGACCGCATTGGTGCAGTCGACCGAGTACCAGAACATGCTGAACTTGTTTACTGCAGAGCGCCAAGGTGCGCAGTACGAACAGGCTGGCAGCGCAGCGCGTCAGCAAGGTGGCTTGCTAAGTAACGCAACGCTGGCAACTGGCGCAGTCAATTTTGCCGAGCGGTACTACGCTGACAAAGGCAAGAAATAGAAAGGTTAATTATGGCAACGCGACTGACCGAAGGACAAGTACAGCTGCGCGGTGCCGGCGGTGTGCCGATGCAGCAGGTCGTGCCGACCGAGGTCGATTACATGACTGCGGCCCGCGCTGAAGCAAATGTCAGCAATGTGTATGCGCAGATACTCGACCGGATGGCCACGAGCATCAACAAATACTCTGCCGAGCTGCGTACAAAAGAAGGGTTAGATTGGGTTGCAAATAACCCAGTAACTGACATTGATTTACAACTGGCGCGTGATGGCGTTGTAGTTGGTTTGGGCGGTGGTATTGGGAAAGCGTCAGGAGACTTCCCTAGCTTTTTCAACGCTGCCGTTCGTAAAGCAAGATCAGAAGAACTTGCCGGTCATTTTATTTTGCACGCCAGCAATGAGCTTGGAAAAATGTTGGTGCAAGTTGAGAACAACGAATTGCAATCGAGCGATGTTGAAAACAAGATCGCCGCACTTGCCGGAAGTTTTCAAAAGGTCGTTGCCAAGGCAGATCCAGACGCAGCGCTTAAGGTTGCGGCAACCATTAAAACGCACGGATCAACCGTCCTAAATAAAGCATATGAGGTTCAGCTCAAGCGCGAAAAAGAACAGCGGCTCATAACATTTGACCTTGGCTTTAACGAGCAATTGCGTTTACTGCAAGCAAAAATAGAACAAGGTTTTTGGGTTGATGAAAATGGCCAGCAAAGAAGTGTTGAAGATTATGTAAATGTAGTTCGCAATTTTGTTGCCTCAACAGCGTTAACTCATGGTGGCCTTGCGTTTCAAAAAGAATATTCCGAAAAGTTTGAAACCCAACTCCGCGAAGTCAGAAAAAATGTTGTGCTTGTTCACATTGTCTCTGACCCGAATTTAATGGGTGATTATGAGGGGACTCGAAACAAGATTATTGCGGGCGATCTTGGACGAGTTAGCCCCATCATCCAATACATCAAACAAAATGACCCGGATTCATTTGTTAAGATTCTAAATTCTTTTACTCAGCAGTCTGTTGACGTTGAAAGCAACAGAAGGCAAAAACAAGAAGAGGAGAAGAAATTAAAAGACAGAAGGTTGGTTGAGCTATATGCGGAATGGCACAGAGCAGGCCCGGCTCAAAGGCGTGCGCTTGAGGCTCAAATGGTTCCTTTGGCGGGAACAATGGATCAGCTCGACAAATTCTTGAAGGATGACAAAGACAATAAAGGCGATCCGTTGGTAAGAATGCGCTTAAAAGATGAAATTAAAAACAATCGAATTACAGACCCTGGGCAATTGCTGCCTTATTTTAATCGTGGGCAAATCAACCCAGCGCAATTAAACGAGCTGCAAGAATTTATTTACTCAACTGAAAAGCCGCAGATTGCGGCTGCAGAGCAAACATTGCGTCGATTCTCTGGGGTGCCAGACAACCTAACCAGTGCTTTCGATCCAAAATCATCTGAGTTTGTTAAGCATGAAAAACTTAAGCAGCGGTTTGACGATCTTGTGCGCATTGAGCAAGACAAGCAAAGAGCGCTGCCGCCAGAAAAAAGGACGGGGGTTGACTACGAAGGAATAGCCAACCAAGTAACAAAAGGGTTTAGGGAAAATGATGTTGCAATTGATCGCAAAAAAGACGCTCAAGCAAAGCTAGAAAAAATATCGGCAAAAGCGAAAGAAGAGTTTGGCGTCAACGTGACGATCAATGCAAATACGAGCATGGCAGATTTGATGGCGCTCGAGGCAAAGAGAAAGAAAGACATACTGCCAATAAAGGTTGTGGTGTTTACGAAAGACGAACTGAAACGCATTGAGAAGCTGATCAATATTCTGAAAGAATGACATGCGTTCATTGATTGAACAGGAATACATAAACGACCTGCTGGCGGCAAAGTATCCAGCAGAGTCTATTGACGGTATGCAGCTGGCTGCTGCTGATACCGGTCGCCTGCCGGAGGTTGTGGTTACCGGTGAGCCTGAAGTGCCGACAGGTGCTGGCGGCCCAGCTGGAGTGCCAGAGCCTCGCTTTGGCCGCGGTGGCGTTACCAAGGCGCAGTCGGAGGCTGCCGGTGGTCTTGAAAAGCCGCTCGGGGCAATGCTCGACATGGGCGCTGCGACGGTCAAAGGCATGACACAAGGCTTTGTCGGCCTGCCTGGTGACATCGAGTCGCTGGCCTATGGTGTGAAAGAGATCTTCAGACGCGGTGCCGGCGAGAGTGCGCTGGATGCTTTCCTGCGTGGCATGGAAGAGCAGACCATCCTGCCAAAGACCGAAGAGATTAGGAAGTGGCTGGATGAAAACGTCGGCACCGTTGCCGGCGGACAAAATCCATACGAATCGATTGGGGAAGTTGCTGCGCCTGGTGGCTATGTTGACGTAGCCAAAGCTGGCCTTAAGGGCGCAAAAGCTCTCGGCACTGAGCTCGCACCAGTTGCCGGAAAGATGGCCGAGGATTACATGGCCAAGACTGGCGGCTTGATGAAGGCAGCGCCGGACATCAAGGTCTTCAACGAGCCGATCAAGGTACAGCCGAGCATCAACACATTGTCCGGTGGCTTCGACAATGCGATCGCCAACCTCACTACGCTCGACCAGCCAGCACGCATTGAGCGAACCAAGCAGGCCAACCAGGCACTGGCCAAGTGGCTCGGCACCAACTCAGCAGGCAAGACCAAGCCGCTGCTGACAACGAATGGCAAGCTGCTCAAAACTGAGAAAGGTGTGGAAGGTGGCGAGCCAATCACACTGCCAGATGGGCGCAACGTCGAGAGCGCTGGCCTAGCTTTGTCGCCTGCATTCAAAGAGGGCAAGTTCACCACCTGCCCGAACTCAGCATCCTGCGCTAGCGATTGCTTGGGCAAGACCTCTGGTGGGTACTATGTTTATGGTGGTGGTGCAGATTTAAATGCGCTCAAAGGCCCACGTATGCGCAGCTTTGCGCTGACGCAGGCATTCATGCGCGACCCTGAAAACTTTGCGATCAAGCTCAACGATGAGATCACCGCATTGAAGATCAAGGCAGCACAGAACGGCAACCACCTGGCAATCCGTTTGAATGTGTTGTCTGACATCAACCCGCGTGTGTACGAGAAGATCATCAAGGGCAACCCAGATGTGACGTTCTACGACTACACCAAGAACAACACCAACCCGATTGCGCCGAACCATCACTACACCTACTCGTCGACGGGCGTGTCGCAGCCTGCTGGGTACAACGGTCTGAAAGAATCGATCAATAACCCGAACCAAAACTGGAAGCAGATGCGCCGCCGTCTGGACGGTGGGCAAAACGTGGCGATGGCGTTTAGCCACAAGTCGATCCTGCCGGAGCGCGTGATCGATGAAGAGACCGGCAAGATCTACAAGGTCATCGATGGCGACACCTATGACTTCAGGCCGCTTGACATCCAGCCGCCTGGTACTGATGGCGTCATCGTTGGTCTACGCAACAAGGCGAATACGCGCAAAGAAGTCAGTGCCGCCAAAGACTCAAACGGATTCTTTGTCCACTTCGACCCGCAGATCCAAAAGGTCAAGGGCAAGCAGGTCAGGGATGAGAGCGGAAAACCGGTCTATGGCAACAGGGATGTTACGATTGCCAAGCAAGGCACAGGTCAGATCACGTTGACAAATGACTATCAGCCGCTTGGAGAGCCCAAATGAAAAAAGAAATCACGCTGAACGAAGAAGATTTCCTGCAGCAGTTCCCAAATCAGTCGCTGTTCGACCGGGAGCCGGAGGACATTCCTGATTCCTTTGAGCTTGACCAGGCAGCGCTGCAGAACCTGAAGCCATTCAATTTTGCGGATCTGCACCAAGCTCCGCAGCCGGCTGTTACCCAGACCGCGACAGCCCAAGTGCCGACTGCTACGCCGGAACAGGTGCCGATTGAACAGAACAAGGAACAGACGTAATGGCCATCGATCCCCTAAACAAGCGCCTAGATCAGCTGGTCGACAGTTCGCTTCCGCTAGACAAGGCGCCGCAAGAAGCGCCATCGACATTGGTTGAGCCGGTCGATGAGTTTGAATCTGTCCAGGTTGCCGGGGTCGGATCTGTTCTAAAAGAAGTCCTAAAAGGCGGCAAGGCGGTACGCGGCAAGAAACAGCTGGACATGCTGGACGCCATGAAGGCTGCACCAGAGTCGCCGCCTCCAGCTGCAGCCGCCGAAGCAGCCGCCCCGGCACCTGCTCCTGCTGCGGCAAGCCCAGCTGCCCCTAAAGCAGCCGCGCCAAAGCCTGCTGTCAAGATGCCGAAGGCTGCGGTTGAGCCACCCTCCCCGCAGACATTGCAGGCAGAAGCCGCAGCTGCAAAAGGTGCCGGCAAGCCGCCGGAGCAGCCATTCAACCTTGATTTGTACGACGAGCAAAGCGTTGCTCAATACACTGAAGCGGTATTGAAGAACGCTGGCATTGATTACCAACGCATTACTTTTGCTGAAATTGAAGAGCGGGTTGCGCGTGAAGGCATGGGGCCGGAATACACAGCTCAGATCCGCGCTATTGCAGACCGCTACGGCGACCTGCCCTTTGAAGTGCGCCGCGCTTCGCTTGCCTTTCCTTTGCACGTTAGGGAGCTCAACACGGTTACTGAGGCACTGCTAAAGACCCCGGGCGACAAGGAGCTGCAGCGCAAGTTTCTAGAGCAGTGGGCGGTGACTGTCCATGTTGGCCAGGCAGCCAAGGATATTCAGGTTGCGCCAGCGCAGGCGCTTGCCGTATTGAACCAAAGCCGGACAAGCATTTCGGCTATGGACATGAAATCAATCAGGACTTTGCTTGATGATCCAAACATTGATGAAAACATCCGGCAGGCAGCCGAAGGCATCGCGTCCCTAGTCGATAACTCGGCAAAGGCAAAGCTGATCGACAAGCTGTCCAAGGTTGGATTTGTCAAAGATTTGTGGTTGTCCACTTGGGTTAACGGGCTGCTTTCTTGGACTGCGACGCCAACTGTCAACTTCATTAGCAACAGCTCATTTGCGCTGTTGCAGCCTTTTACCCGCTTCACAGCTGGAGCAATTGGTGGAGCGCGGCAACTGTTGCCTGGCGCTAACCCTGATCGCGTGTTCATGGGTGAGGCATTTGCTGGGTTTGCTGGCTACGTTCAGAGTAGCAAAGACGCGATGCGTTTGGGATGGGAAGCTCTCAAGACAGGCAAGACGCTGGATGATCGGATTGGCGCTGCGGCTGCCACCAAGCTAGAAACTCGCGGCGGCGCAGCTGGTCTGGATGCTGCCGAATACGGGTTTGAGGGCAAGACAGCAGCTGGCTTAACCCTGTGGTCAAAGTTTGTGGCGGTGCCTGGTCGAGTCATTCAATCCCAGGATGAGGCATTCAAGGCGCTTGCCTACAAATTTGAGGTCAATGCGCAGGCCTATCGTGATGGGGTTCGCTATGAAAACCAGCTGCTGACAGATGGTGTTGATGAGGCTACTGCGAGCAGTATGGCCAGTCAACGCATTATCGACAGCATGAACAACCCACCAGATTTTATGGACGCAGCGGCAGAAGACTTTGCCAAGATGCTGACGTACACGCGGGAGCTCGACGGGTTTGCCGCCAAGGTGCAAGAGGTCTCAAACGTCAACGTGCTGACTAAGACCACGATGCCATTTGTACGCACGCCGACCTGGTTGATTTCTGAGGGTTTGCAGCACAGTTGGTTTGCTCCGTTGTCGCAGCAATGGTGGAAGGACATAAAGGCTGGTGGTGCGCAACGTGATCTGGCGCTTGCTAAGTTTGGCCTTGGCAGCACCGCGATGATTGCGATGACCTCGCTGGCTGTTGACGGTCGAATCACTGGTGGCGGCCCTGGTAATTCAGAGTTGCGCAAAGTTTATCTACGCGATGGCTGGCGGCCTTATTCGTTCGTGTTGAATGCTGGTGAATGGGATGACGAGTTTAAGGAATATCTTGAGAATATTCCAAACATGGATCCATCAGTTGGTAAGAATGGCAAGCTGTATATCAGTATGCGTGGGTTTGATCCGATTGCTGCGCCGTTCGCCATGTCTGCCGACTTCGTTGAATATGCGCGGTATGAAGACGACCAAGACATGATTGCCCAAATCGGTCTCGGCGGTCTGTTTGGCCTGTACCAATACATCGGACAGTCGCCGTTTATGCAGACGCTGGGCGGCATGGTTGGCACACTTGGGAACAGCATCCCAAATCCTAAGCAATCAATGAAGGACGTGATCAATCAGATTGCTGGAAACGTGTCTGGCTATGTTATTGGCGGCTCGCCAATAGGTGCATGGAGCTCATTCCAGGCTGGCATTGAGCGATACATTGACGGCAGCAAAAAGGATATTACTGCGCCACCGGACATGCCGACCGGCGTTAAGGGTTGGTACGAGGGTTATCTGCGCTGGCGCTCGCGCACGCCTGGGCTGTCTGGTGATCTGCCAGACCGGTTGAATCGTTGGGCAGAGGTTGAGCCAGAGCTCGACCCAGCTCGCCCTTGGCTGGGCTTTACTGGCATCCGCACGTCTGAGTCAAAGATGCAGGAAGTCGACCGCATGTTGATCTCGCTTGGAATGCCGCTGGCCATGCCGGCAAGGGCAATCAGCCAGACGAATAATCAGGGTGTCGGTGCCACCGTAAAACTTGACACAAAGGAATACAACGAACTGCTGCGGATCTATGCGCAAGACATTCAAATCGGCGGCATGAATGTCCAAGAAGCGCTGGTACACCAAGCAAAACAACCCGATTTTTTGATGCTTGATAAATATTATCAGCAAGAAACCATCAAGATGATTGACAACAAATTTATGGAGGCGGCAAGGAAAACCTTGCTGCTCAACAGTGATTACGGTGCCGCCATTCAAGAGCGCCTTGAGATCGAGCAAGAGAGAAAACAACTACGCGGTTCGTACAAGCAGTGAGTACAATTACCAATTGGAAGGATTGAGAAATGGGCGTACCAATTAACAATGTGACAAGGCGTGTGGTCTTTGCCGCTTCAGGCACAGGCCCGTATGCGTTCACGTTCGAGATCCTAGCGGCGACCGACATATCGGTCTACAAGGACGACGCGCTGCTGACGCTGACCACCGACTACACGGTGACGATCAACAGCAACGGCACCGGCAGTGTGACGCTGACGGCATCGCCGACAGGTGCGACGCAGATCGCCATCGTCGGCAACCGGACGATCCAGCGCACGACTGACTTTGTGACCGGTGGCGACTTCTTCGCCAACACGCTGAACGACGAGCTGGATCAGCAGACGATCTTCGCGCAGCAGAATGCCGAGGGTCTGGCGCGTGCGCTGTCTGCACCGCAGACCGACCCAACCAACATCAACATGACCCTGCCTCGAGCAGCGCTGCGTGCGAACAAGGCGCTCGGCTTTGATGCCAACGGCAACCCGACGATCGCCGACACGCTTGGCACCAACCGCGGCAACTGGGCGGCGAGCACGCTGTACTACGTCCGAGACATCGTTAAGGACACGACGAACAATAACATCTGGCAATGTATCGTTCAGCATACCTCAAGCGGCTCGCAGCCGATCAACACGAACACCGACAGCGCCAAGTGGACGCTGCTGGTGGACGCTGCCTCTGCTTCGACTTCAGCCAGCAACGCGGCCTCCTCTGCGTCAGCTGCGGCGACCAGCGCATCGAACGCGGCTTCATCGGCTAGTGCCGCTTCGA